TCTTGATGATCTACAGACCAACGATTACACCATGACTGCCAATGGTTATTGTTATACTCGAGAAAAGCAGGGTAAGTTTCCTGAGATTGTTCAGAAGTTCTTCGATGACCGACAGCGTTATAAGAAATTGATGATTGCTGCCGAGAAAGAATATGAAATTACTAAAGATTCTCGACTGAAGAATGACATCTCAAAGTATAACAACTTCCAGATGGCGAGAAAGATTCAGTTGAACTCGCTGTTCGGTGCGTGGGGTAACGAATACTTCCGTTATTATGACTCTCGTATTGCCGAGGGTATCACAATGACTGGTCAATATATTATTCGCAAAGTCGGCACAGCACTTGATGTTTATCTTAATAAAGTCGTAGGAACAAATGGACACAACTACTCTTTCTACAGTGATACTGATTCTTGTTATATTTCCTTGGACCCTCTTGTTCGTAAGTATTATAGCAATCTACCACGCGATAAACTCATTGACGTTCTCGATAAAATCTGCGAAGAGAAAATCACAGAGACGATCAACAAGAGTTGCGATGGACTTGCGGACTACACGAACGCATTTCAAAAGAAGATTATCTTCAAACGTGAAGCAATCGCAGAACGTGGTCTCTGGGTTGCGAAGAAAAGGTATGCACTCAACGTCTACGATAATGAAGGTGTCCGATACAAAGATCCGAAACTCAAGGTCATGGGTCTTGAGATCGTTCGTTCTTCCACTCCAGCACCTGTTCGAGAAAGTCTCAAGGAAGCAGTAAGACTGGCACTGACAACTGACGAGAAAACTCTACAGGGTTTTATCGAGCATACTCGCATCTTGTTCAACAAGTTTGAACCAGAGCAAATTGCATTCCCTCGTGGTGTGAATGGTCTTATGAAGTATACTTCTGGTGCAGACATCTATGCCAAGGGAACACCTATGCATGTTCGAGGTGCGTTAATGTATAACCACCTTTTGCGTAAGAATAAACTAGATAAGAAATATGAGTTGATTCAAGAAGGGGAAAAGATTAAGTTTCTCTACTTGAAGGAACCTAATCATATTCGAGAAAATTGTATCGCTTTTATTGGAAAGATTCCAAAAGAGCTTGACTTAGATAGGTATATAGACTATAATACAATGTTCGAGAAGAGTTTCTTGGAACCAATTAAACAAATTATCGAAGGTCTTGGTTGGCAGACCGAAGTAACCGCAACACTAGAGGATTTATTTACATGAGTGATTTAATTGATAGACTTAAAAAGAACAGCACAATCAAAGAGACTAATGTTCTCTCTCAGAGTAAGTTGTTCAGTACGAAAGATCTAATTCAGACTGCAGTTCCTGCACTGAACGTAGCACTTTCTGGTAAGTTAGACGGTGGTCTAACTCCAGGATTGACCATTTTTGCTGGTCCATCTAAGCACTTCAAGACTGCATTTGCAATGATGCTAGTCAAGAGTTTCTTGGATAAGTATGACGATGGTGTTGTCCTGTTCTATGACTCGGAGTTTGGTGCTCCGCAGTCGTACTTTGAGAACTTCGGTATTAACACCGATAAAATTATTCATACTCCCATCACTGACATTGAGCAGTTGAAGCATGATATTATGAAGCAGGTGAACGAACTTGAGCGTAAGGATCGTGTCATGATTGTCGTTGACTCAGTTGGCAATTTGGCATCGAAGAAGGAAGTAGACGATGCGCTTGACGGTAAGTCAGTCGCAGATATGACTCGTGCAAAGCAGATGAAGTCGTTGTTCCGTATGATTACTCCCCACCTTACCATCAAGGATATTCCTATGGTCGTGGTCAATCACACTTATATGGAAATTGGTATGTTCCCCAAGGCAATCGTCTCTGGTGGTACTGGCATCTATTACTCTGCCGATAACATCTTTATCATTGGTCGTCAGCAGGAAAAGACTGGTACCGAGGTAGTTGGTTATAACTTTATCATTAACGTCGAGAAGTCTCGTTATGTTCGTGAAAAGTCCAAGATTCCTATTGAAGTTACCTTCGAAGGTGGCATCAGTAAATGGTCTGGTCTACTAGACATGGCGCTCGAGTCAGGACACGTGGTTAAACCGAACAACGGTTGGTATCAGCGAGTTGGCGAAGAAAAGAAGTATCGCTTGAATGATACTTACAACAAAGAATTCTGGATGCCAGTTCTGACTGATCCAACGTTCGGCGAGTGGATTGAAGGTCGCTATCGCATGGCAGGTGGACAAATGATGGAGAATGAAAATGTGGACATTTCTGACGAAGATATTTCAGAAGACTACGAAAATCAAGATATGTAATCAATGTGGGGTCGTTCTGAAAAAGAATGACCCTGCCATGTGCCTTCATGGTATTGAAGAGGGTCTCGAGTATGAGATGTTTGTTTGTGAACCATGTTGCATTAGAATTGCAAATGAATATGATGAGATAGAGAATTTAAAAGTTGCAGAAGAAGATTAAAGTGTATGATTAATCTTCCATCTATTGAATACTATATAAGTTTTCATTGTAATTTAAAATGTGCGAACTGCAGTACTGGATCGCCATACCGCGACGAAGAATCTTTTGATCTTGAAAGTTTTAAACGAGATATGGACAATCTTTCGCAGTACATGCATGTTGGTGTTTTGCGTTTTATTGGTGGCGAACCAACACTTAATCCAGATATTACAGAATATTTGAAATATGCAAAGCAGAGTAATTTTTGTGATGTTACTGCCATCGTAACCAATGGAATAAACCTATTGTCTTTGTCAGATGAGTTTTATGATAATTGTGATATTGTTAGCATTAGTAAATATGAAAATGTGAACATAAACTATGACAAAATTCTTAACTATTTAGACGAGCGAGGAAAACGATGGAACTTTAACAACGTTATTAACCATCCAAAAAGTATGAGTGCTTGGAAAAAAGACCAAGTTGTAATAGATCGACAAAATGTAGATCTCGTAATAGGCGAGCAATTTCGTGTACTAGATCAATTCGAAGAACTAGACGAAGACACCGCACAAGCAGTATATACTTCTTGTTCCGGAAAAACCTATTATTCCACGTTCTTTGGTGGAAAATACTATCGGTGTGCAGTAAGTATTCATCGACCAGGATATTATAAAGCAATCGGTGTTCCGTTACCATATGATCTGAAAGAACTAGATGGTATATCAATCGACGAGCAGTTTACTGAGAAGTATACCGAGGCAATTAACAGTGAAAAAATTAACATAAATGCCTGTAGATTCTGTAAGGGGTTTGGTGATGCGCTGCCTGTAATCAATATACCACATCGACAATTGTCACGCGAAGAAATAAATGCGAAGAAAGTAAATTGAATATGCAAAAAATTGAAACAATCATCCTTAGTAAGTTGTTTTCTGATGAAGACTATGCTCGCAAGGTAATTCCATTCATAACACCAGAATATTTCCATGATACTTCCGAGCGCAAGATTTTCAATTATGCTAGAGAGTTTATCGAGAAGTATAATTCACTTCCGACAGTCGAAGCAATTGAAATCGTAGTGCAGAATGACCGTGGTATCAACGAAAATGAATTTAAAAACATCAATGAGAAACTGACACATCTTGATGATTCTCTTGATGTGAATGAGAAGTGGTTGCTTGAAGAGACTGAGAAGTTTTGTAAAGACAAGGCAGTCTATAATGCAATCATGAAGTCGATTCAGATTATCGATGGTGGAGACAAGGAGCATTCTCAGGATGGTATCCCTTCCATCTTACAGGAAGCATTGGGAATTTGCTTTGATAATAATGTCGGTCATGATTATCTAGATAATTCTGAGTCGCGGTTTGACTTCTATCACCGTGTTGAGAATAAGATGCCATTCGATCTTGAAATGTTCAACAAGATTACAGGTGGTGGTCTACCAAACAAGACTCTGAATATTGCACTTGCTGGTACTGGTGTGGGTAAGTCTTTGTTCATGTGTCACATGGCATCAGGAGCATTGGCGCAGGGTAAGAATGTTCTCTACATTACCATGGAAATGAGTGAAGAGAAGATTGCCGAGCGTATCGATGCGAACATGATGAATGTAAACATTGGTGAGTTGAAAGACCTTTCCCGTTCCATGTTTGATACTCGAATTGACAAAATTCGAAACAAGACTGAGGGTAAGTTGATCATCAAAGAATATCCAACTGCATCTGCACACGTTGGTCATTTCAAGGCGCTGCTAAACGAATTGATGTTGAAGCGAAACTTTGCTCCTGATATTGTGTTTGTCGATTATCTTAACATCTGTGCCTCGAGTAGATTCAAACCAGGAGCAGGTGTAAACTCTTATACATATGTGAAGGCAATCGCCGAAGAACTTCGTGGTTTCGCAGTTGAGTTTGATTTACCTGTTGTTTCTGCCACCCAAACTACTCGTGGTGGATATGCGAACAGTGACGTTGAACTGACTGATACCTCGGAATCATTTGGTTTGCCAGCAACTGCCGACTTGATGTTTGCCCTAATCTCGACAGAAGAACTTGAGAAGATGGGACAACTGATGGTCAAGCAGTTGAAAAATCGCTACAATGATCCAGGAATAAATAAGAGGTTCATGGTTGGTATCGATCGTGGTAAGATGCGTTTGTATGACCTAGAAGAATCTGCCCAAAAGGGAATTATGGATTCAGGTCAAGACGATCTGCCAGTGTTCGAGAAAACTACAATCGGTCAACGTCAACAGAGGGACTTTTCGAAGTTTAATTTCTAATGAATTTTATAGAATCATACCCCAATGCACTAAGTGCAGAAAAATGTAAACAGATTTGCGATGCCATGGACGTTATTATCTCACGTCCAGATCCAGGAACTGCCTGTATTCTATCGGATGATGCAAACAGAACAGACTGGAATATCTTTACTGGTAGATATGGGTCATTAAAGTTTTTTGAAGAATCTGTTGTCGATGCAGTACATGCAGGTTGGAGAAAATATAACAAACAATATGGTGCTGCTAGTCGAGCATTCTTAGAACTGTTTACTCCAGGTTGGAAATTCCAGAAATCAGAAACTG